CAGTTTCTTTCAATTGAGTACTTTGTTGCCGCTTCCCACTTTGCTTGATTGACACCCCATGTCATTACTTCATTGATGAATCTTCTAGTTGGTTTACCATTTGGTGTGTTTTTTCTAACGGGTGGACGTGTTTGTATGTCTGGCTTGACTTCAATCAGCACAGCTTTAATATCTCCGTTCTTGTCTTTATATCGCATCCAGAAATCAACAAAATATCTGTGATATCTATTGTCAACGGGTGACACATAAGGCACAACAACTTCTTCGGAAGACCATTCAAGTATAGATGAAGTCTCATCACAGTAGACCATGAATCTACGTTCCAACAAACTACGATACGTAATATTTGTTGGATTACCTTTGTACTTTTGATAGTTTTTAGGTTTAAATTTACCTTTGTATGACATAAATAGAATATACTTTAAAGTTTAAATAGGAGTAATAATGGCAACAGAGCCTATATTTGGCATTCCGCAAGGTGTGGCAACATATCCTTCATCCGGTGGTCTAGTTTTTGGTTCCGATTATGGAAACCAAGATTTTGTTGTGCCAATGGCTAAATTCACATTTTATGATACTAAAGGCGTTCCTTTATCTGGAGACAGCGCACCAACTATTTATGTACGTCTTGGAGGCACTTTTAATTCTACGCTAATCAATGGTTATCAAGAAGCACAGGGCATCATGGGAAGTCCAACAGGCACAAGTATATTTGAAGGCGAAATGGGTCAGGCATTAGGTAGATTAGGTTCATCATTCATCGAAGGCATACAGAAACAAATTGTGCAGGGTGTTGCTGGTGCGACAGGATATGTTGCAAGTGCTGGTCAATCAGGAAAATCTCAAGTTGAATTTTTACAAAGAATTATGTTGAATAATTTTCAGCAATTGATTTATCAAGGTCCAACATTTAGAAGATTTCAATTGCCATTTATTATGAAACCCCACAGTCAAGATGAAGCAGAAACTATGTTGTCAATTATTTCATCATTCCGAGTTGCATCATCACCTAGAACGGGAACAGAACAAACTATTGCTCAAGTAATTGGTCGTTATGGAGGATCAGCAGAAGATCAACTACAAACAACTGGAGATTTGGTACAACCAGATGAAAAGGACTTTGAATCTACAGGTGGTAAAGACAGTCCAGAATATCAAGAAGCATTGAGAAATTACTTAAACAGACAAGCTGTAATAAGACCTGAAGATGAGTCTGCGGCAAATGACATTGTTCAAAATAGCGGCCAAGTTTTTACATTTGGTTATCCTGACATGTGTAAATTTGATTTGATTCTTTATAAAAAAGGCGGTGAAGGAGATATAGTTAAACTATTCAGTTCAGAGTTTTGTATGATTGAAACTGTGTCAGTAGATTATGGTTCACAAAACAAAATGACATTTTTTGATGGCAAAAATAACAATACTCAATATTTTCCGACAGATGTTAACTTAACAATTTCACTACGAGAATCTGTTCTCATTACTGCACCTAAGGCTTCGGAACAATATATAAGTGGAACGGTATTACTATAATGAGCATATTTACTCTATACCCAAAAATAGCATACAAGGTAAACGAATACGATTACCTAAGAGCAATAGACATAACGCAGTCTGCTAAAATTAAAAGTTTTTTAAGAGACTACCGAGGTATCTCTTACAATCCGTATACTGTTAAAGATGGAGAAAGACCTGATTACATTGCACATAAATTTTATGGCGATTCAAATCTAGATTGGGTTATTTTATTGTCAAATGAAATTTATAACATCTATGACGAATGGCCTAAGAATACTACAGATTTTGAAGAATATTTGATTGAAAAATATGGCAGTATTGCAACTACATTGTCTACAGTAAAGTATTACTATAACAGCAACAAAGATATCATTGATGTAACAACATACAATGCGTTAAGTGTTTCGCAAAGAAGTTCTGAGACAATATACGAATACGAACTGAGAGCAAATAATAATAAATCAAAAATTAAACTTATCAGATCGAGTATAATTGGCGCAATTCAAACAGAGTTAAGATCATTATTATACAAACCAGTGAGATAAAATGGCAATTTTACAACAAACTACTCGCAATAGACTTGAGCAGAGCAATGATTCGTCAATTTCTGGTTCGTCTAATAGTCTATTAACTGACAACAAAGTTGATATAAAAAGAGATTCTAATGTTCCAAATAATGTTGGTGGCACATTTGAAATTAAAAAAATTGCATTGTTGATGAATGATGGAAATCAAATTGATATCAAAGGTTACTTTTCAAATTTAATCGTAGAAGAAAGCATTTTTACGTCAAGCATTAGTGGGCAATTGACAATTACTGACAGCGCAGGCGGCTTAGAGAAGTTCGTAATTCACGGTGGTGAAACTCTCATGTTGAAAATGTGCAAACCAAATAGTGATGACATTATCATTTGGAGAGAAGATTTAATTGTACATAAAATTTCAAAGAATTCAGTTTCACCATTAAGTTTGATAAGTAAGTTTGATATATTTTTCACATCAAAATCGGCTGTTAACTCGCTGAAGAAAAATCTGTTTAAAAGTTATAAGAATGCTACAGTTTTAGAAGTTGTCACCTCAATTTATAAAGAAATGAGTCTGAATGATTTGATTACTGAAGACCCAAAAATAACTTTAACATCTCCATTCATTAGCACTGGTGTTTCTCCACACAAAGTAATTGATTATCTAGCACAAAGATCATGCACTAAAGATAAGTATTTTGTGTTTTTTGAAAGATTTGTTCCAGTCTATGGTAACTATCCAGACGGAACCGCATTCACAACTTCTCACTATTTTGGTAGTGTAGAAAAACTAATAAAAGATGCACAGAATGTTCCAGCAAAAACAATTGTTTTTGCGCCAAAAATCAATGCATCATTTGAAGGTGCTACAATTCGTGCTTCTAGATATGAAAGATTAGAAAATTTTAATCATATGAATGGTATGCTATTAGGATTTTATAACAGCACGATATCGTCAATTAACCCTATTAAAAGAAGCTATAAAGTTCAAAAATTAAGCTATGCAGATGATAAGGACGAAACGCAAGATTTCTATTCAAATAAATTGTTTAGTACATTGAACATTTTTAATACTTACAATGATATTGGAAATGAAACACCTGGACGAAAACTAATTCTTTCAAGTATCAATGAGTCTGTCAATAGAGAATCTTGGTTGGGCAATCACATCTATGGACAATTATCAAAAAGCATGTTTAAAATTTCTGTAGACATTCAAGGCGGCACAAATACGATTGGTGTTGGTAACGTTGTAAACTTTGCAACACCAAGTCAAATCTCTGTTATGTTGAATCCTCAGTCAGCGTTTCCTGAACTTGATCCAGTTTACTCTGGCAAATATCTTGTCACATCAGTAATACATGCAATGTCATCAACGCAATATATAAAAACAATGCATTTAAGCAGAGGATCGTCTCCATTAAATTTTGATAAGCACACGGAATATGATGACACATTTGAAGACATTAAAGCAAGTATTAAAACTGCATTAGGAAATAAAAGGATACCATGAAACTCAAATTTTCAGAGTATGTAGATTTAAAAGACTACAAAGCAAGTCAACTTGTAGAGAAACAAATTCTCTATAACAATGGCGCAAAGTATGGACAGATTGTGTTCCTTGCTGGTGGTGCTGGGTCAGGTAAAGGCTTCGCAGTTCAGCATTTCATGCAAGGTTCTGAGTTTAAAATACGTGACGTTGATGAATTAAAGATTGCATTTCAAAAGTTAGATGCACTTGGTAAATTCACGACTCAAGATTTGCTTGACAAATATGGTGACAAGATTTCTCAAAAAGATAAAGAACTTATTCAAAGAGAATTGACTGACAAGAATTTAAAGATGGGACAATTGGATTTAAAAACTCCAACTCATGTTTATATCTTACACGTTCTCATTCGTGCGACTGACGTAAAGAACAAGACGTTGGACTTGATGCTTGCCGGCGCTGAAAAAGGACAATTGCCAAATCTTATTTTTGACAGCACATTCAAAGAAGTTTCAGACATGACAGATGTTTTGCCGAAACTGTTTGATGCTGGATATGAGCCAAAAAACATTCACGTATCTTGGGTTCTGACTAATTATCAGATTGCAATAAAGAACAATAAATCAAGAGCAAGAGTTGTACCAGAAGATATTCTGCTTGCCACTCATGCGGGTGCGGCACAGACTGTATATAACTTAGTGTCAACATCTATGCCACCATCTGTTCAAGGCGGCGTTTATGTCATTCTAAATAATCCAGAGAATACAATTTTCATTGTTGATCCGCAAACAGGCAAAGCATACAAAGACAAAAAGGGTAATCCTGTTATCAAAGACTTCAAGTATTTGGTACTTAAAGAACCAGGAAAACCCGCTAAGAAAGAAATTGATGTGAAGAAACAATTACTCACTTGGATCAAAGATAATGTTCCTCCAGGCGCAGTAGACACATCAGAATTAGACAAGTTATGAAAAAATTTAAACAGTTTATACAAGGCACTACTCTTTCACAAGAAGAATGGGAAGAAGAAGTTTTTGGTCCAGAATTGATTGATACACTCAAGCAAGTAGATGAAGAGTCATCAGATCAAGAGAAACAAATTCAGCACTTCAAGAACACGGGAAATTGATGAGAAATTTTTTAGGGCACGATGGTTTTATTTGGTGGATTGGAATTGTTGAAGATATCAACGATCCTCTGACACTAGGTAGATGCAAAGTCAGATGCTTTGGCTATCATCCTGCAAAGAAAACGAATTTAGTTCCGACTGAAGACTTGCCGTGGGCGCTAACTATTCATCCTCTAAATACTCCTAATCTTTATGCAAGTCCTAAAGTTGGTGAATGGGTTTTTGGTTTCTTTTTAGATTCATTGTCTGCACAAGAGCCTGCAATTTTAGGATATCTTCCTGCAATTCCAGAAGCGGCAACCGAGTATTTCGGTACCGCACCCAATTTAATTAGAAATTTTGCTAGAGTCAATACTGCAAACAATTCAGCAAATACAATTTGTTGGGAGATTGGTAATAACGTAGTTGAAATTGTTACGCAATCTTTAACGGAAGCAAATGGCCACATATTAATTGAACATAAAACTGGTGCTAAAGTTAATATAGATTCTAATGGAAAAATTTCAATCTACACACCAACTAATGATATTTCAATTGAATCACCAAATGGCGATATTAATTTAAATGCAAAAAACATTAATTTGACTGCGACAGAATCAATAACGACTACATCAACTTTAGCAACAAGTATTATTGCTGGAGGACTTGCTTCTATTACTGCTGGTGGTGCATTTACTGCGACTGCTGGACTATACGCAAGTGTACGTGCGCTTCTTGGCACATTGAATCTCCAATCATCATCAACAACAACAATTACAGCGCCTTCAGTTAGTATGACTGGAATATTAGAAGTTGCTGGTGCAATAACAGGTGCGGTTTCTGTAACTGCACCGATTGTAACTACAGGAACTACAAGTCTTGGAACTCACGTTCACGGTGGAGTTGAACCTGGTGGTGGATCAACATCTACAGGTATAGGTTAAAATCACAGTCTACACAGTAATATAACATACTGTCAAGCAAAAGTCAACATTTTATAAGGAAATAATAATGACAAATCACGAAAACTTAGTAAATTTATTTGAATCATATCTTGCGGAGAGTGATAAATTTGACAACAAAGGAAACAAAGCGGCTGGTACTAGAGCAAGAAAAGCACTAGCAGAGTTTACAAAAGCCGCAAAAGAGCGCAGAAAAGAAATTCAAGACGCTAAAACGGTAGAATAACAGATATAAATAAAAGAAAAAAATGGCTACTATTAATTTTTACAAAGACTTACCATTAGATTTCACACCTCATCCTGTGACTGGTGACGTTCGTCCTGTTGTAGACGATTTAGCCATTAAACGTTCAATAATAAATTTGATTTCAACCCCTAGAGGTAAAAAGCCATTTTATCCAGAATATGGATGCACAATTTCTAATTTTTTATTCTCTAATCCAGATGTTTTCACTAAGAATAGTATGAAAGATAGTGTGTATGAAGCACTTACAAGTTATGAATCTAGAATTGATGTTATTGAAATTTTACCCACGTTTACTGATGAGGGAGTTTCTTTACAAATTAAATATAGAATAAAAAATACAAGTATAATTTCAAGCATAACGACAACAGTCAAAAGGATAGCATAATGGCATCGGACAATAATTTAAAAATAGATGCATTAGATTTTCAGGGGATCAAAACCAACTTTAAATCTTATCTGCAAGCACAGGATCAATTCAGAGATTATAACTTTGAAGGTTCTGGACTTAATGTTTTGCTTGATTTGTTAGCATATAACACATACTACAATTCATTCTACCTAAACATGGTAGCCGCTGAAGCATTCTTGCCAACAGCACAAAAAAGAAATTCTGTTGTTAACTTAGCAAAGTCTTTAAACTATACACCACGTTCAGTTACATCTGCATCTATTAGTGGAACTGCAACATTGACACTCACTAGTTCTCCAGTGAGTATAACTATTCCTGCATATACATCTTTCACGGGTTCTGTTGATGGTGTAACACATAATTTCTTAAATACTAGTTCAGTTATTGTATCACCAACAAATGGTGTTTATAGTAGCACAATGTCTTTGAAAGAAGGCCGTTATATCAACAGAAGATATACTGTAAATTTGAATGATGCAGATCAAAGATTTTTGATTCCAAATAAAAATATCGACACATCAACATTGACTGTTAGTGTTTTAAATTCTTCAGTTGACAGCACAACCCGAACATTTTCAAAAGTTACTAATTTAGTTGAAGTTACATCTACGACCAGAGTTTATTACATTGAAGAAGTTGAAGATGGCCAATTTGAAATTAAATTTGGCGATGGTGTTTTTGGTGTTGCATTAGATGCAGGCAACATTGTTGTTTTTGAATATCTTGTTTCTAATGGCACCTCAGCAAACGACATTGAAACGTTGACATATGCAGATGCGATTGCAGGCGTAACAACAATTGACTTTGTTGCGTCTGATCCAGCCGCTGGTGGTGCAGACAGAGAAACAATTAGTAAAATTAAATTTAACGCACCAAAAGCATATGAAGCGCAAAATCGTGTGGTGACAGCCGATGACTATAAAACATTGATGTTACAGCAAGCGACAGTAGATTCTTGCGTTGTGTGGGGTGGTGAAGATAATGATCCACCAACATTTGGAAAAGTATTCATTGCAGTTAAACCAGTAACTGGTGATGTTCTGACTGCAACAGAAAAACTCAATTTAATTAATTCGGTAATTAAGCCTAAAAAAGTTTTAACCATATCTACAGAAATTGTTGATCCCGAATACATATTCATCATTGTTGATTCAATTGTGAATTATCAATCTGATGCAACAATATCAACTTCTGCTGAAATTAAACAACTTGTACTTGACACAATTAAAACGTACAATGCAGATGAAATCAATCAATTCTCAAAATATTTTAGATATTCTAAGTTGTCTAGACTGATTGACGTTTCTGAAAGATCAATCTTAAGTAGCGTGACTACAGCACAAATGAGAAAAGAACTTGATGTTCAATTGGGTGTTGGTGTACGATATGAGATCAATTTCTCAAACCGAATAGACAATGCAACAACTGGCAGACCAACAACTCATCCATTTGGTGTTGGTAATAAAATCACGTCCAATGCATTTACTTTGGGTGGGTTTTCAAACTGTTTTCTAGAAGATAACGATGGTATAATTCGTATCTACAGAGAATTGGGTGTTGAAAACATTGCC